GGGGTATTCTGAGCCAAACGAGGGGGGCAGGAACGCCTCCCCCGCTGGTAGCTGTCCAGACTAAGATTGATCTTATTCTGACGACATCTAAAGAGGCTGATCCGTTAAATCAAACGGAGAAGTATCTTTTGGAGAGGACCTTTGGTGAAATATTCTCAGAGGTTCCCGACCATGCGTTTACCGGCCTTAAAACAAAGGCAGGTATTCGTGCTGCCACTGCATCGTGTTATGAAAAGACACGTGCAGAGGGTGGATCCGCGCAGGCTATACAAGATATAGTCTTCGAAGGATGCCTTGGCCGTGAATGCAAAATTTTAGATTTGCACACAGGCAAGGAGCTGGGACGTAAAGTCTTAAATGACTGTACGCCCGGCGAGTACATTTTCTGGCGTTGTCTAGAACGTGTACTCTCTACACCATTAGACGAATTACGTACTGTATTCGCCTTGGTTGTAAGCGAACCTGGTAAGGCGAGAAGCGTTACCAAGGGAGCTATCGCACTCAAAGTCGTCCTAGACGTCGTGAATGCGATTTGTTCCTGGCCCCTTGCTAAAGGGTTTAGGAGCAGCCAATCCGGTATGTCTAAAGAGGCACACGGATGGAATTTCTTTAGATCCTTCGGAAACGAAGAATTTGGAGAAATGGCGTTCAAGGAAAAAGAAATTTTCACTGAACACATGGACCCCCAGTCACGTAAAGTGACCAAGGTTCTTTACGATCTATACGTCGGATCAACCGACTATAAGACCGCGACAGATTTTCTGCAGCATGATGTCGCAGAAATTCTGGGAACTCTCTGGATGCGCAAATGTGGCATCCCGAAGTTACTCAGCGGTATCGTGTCAGCGACATGTTACCGTCCGAGAAAGGTCCTCTTCACAGCAAAAGCTGTGATGAAGAACTATGGTGACGAGACTGATAAAGAAAATATCAGGTCGTACACTCTTCGCCGAGGGGTCCTTATGGGGGACCCATTGACGAAGGTAGTGCTCCACCTAATAAATATAGGTGTGCGCTACTTAGCTTGGAAAGTAAATTCAAAAGATTTTCTTACCAAGATAGCATCGAATGCACATGATGTGTATTCGGTGCTGACTGCCAGTCAGGGGAAATATCCACTCCCGACTAGGAGGTCTGTCTAGTGATCCGAAAGTAAACGGATCGTTTAGACTGTAACGGTGGAAGCGCAAGGCTTCT